GTGCTGATTACCAGCAGCACAGATAACATCATCCTGAAAATTGACCCTGCTGTGGTTCTGGCAACCCGCAAATATGTGGATGACAAGGTGCTGGAGCTTAAGGTGTATGTGGATGATCTGATGGCAAAACATCTTGCTGCTGCAGATCCGCATACGCAATATGCGCCAAAAGCCAGTCCGACATTCATTGGTACGCCAAAAGCACCGACGGCAGCGGCAGGCAATAATTCCACGCAACTTGCTAACACGGCTTTTGTGCAGGCGGCAATTGCTGCACTGGTGGCATCTTCTCCAGCTGCACTCGATACGCTTAACGAACTGGCGGCGGCGCTGGGAAACGATCCTAATTTTGCCACCACCATGACAAATGCGCTTGCCGGAAAGATGGACAAGGCAGCCAATGGAAAAGACATTGCTGATGTTTCAGAGTTTCTCAAAAATCTTGGTTTGGGAGACGGGTCAGCTCTGCCTGTTGGTGTTCCGGTTCCGTGGCCCCTTCCGAATCCCCCACAGGGCTGGCTGAAATATAACGGTGCGCCGTTCGATAAAATTATGTTCCCCAAATTAGGTGCTATTTACCCATCCGGGATTTTGCCTGATTTACGAGGTGAATTTATTCGTGGCTGGGATGATGGTCGGGGTGTTGACAGTGGACGCACATTACTGAGTGAACAGGTAGCCTCATCCATTGGGCGATACGTGTCTGGAACCAGCACCACAGGGGTAGTTGGTGCGACTGTTTATGATCCTGATGGGACTGCCCCTGGAGACGCTAACTGGGCTGGCGTTGCTACTGGTATGACTACCAAAACTATACCGCAGCAAAAAGACGCTGTGCGTCCGCGCAACATTGCATTCAACTACATCGTGAGGGCAGCGTAATGGCAAAAGCGATACTGAACAAATACGGTATTGCCACAGAAGCTGGCAATATTACGGTTTATAACTATGACAGCAAAACCCGGGAATATCTGTCATCAGCAGTTGAGTTTCTTGCGGTCGGGGTAGGTATTCCGGCTCATTCATGCACTGATGCCCCGGTCGAGAAAAAAGAAGGATTTGCCGTCTGTCGTACAGCCAGCCTGGACGGGTGGGAATATATCACCGACCATCGGGGGGAGGCTGTATACGATAAACAAACAGGCCAACCTGTTGAGCTAACGGCTTTGGGTAATTATCCCGACAGCGTGACCACCATTGCACCATCAACACTCTATGACAAATGGAATGGCTCTACGTGGGTTACAGATACGGATGCTAAAAATGATGCAGCCAGAGATAATTTTGAGCAGAAAAAGAAAGCATTACGCGCAATTGCTGATGCAGAAATGGACTGGTTGCAGGATGCCGTTGATGCAGGGATAGCGACGGAAGAAGAAACCGCCACGCTGGCAGCCTGGAGAAAATACCGGGTTCTGCTGATGCGGGTGGATGTATCGCTGACCTAGGATATTAACTGGCCTGAACCTCCTGAAAAATAATCCCGTCCCTGCGTTCGCGGGGATTTTTTTACCCTTTCCATTGTGCCATTTCCCACACATAGCCCGGTGCGTGCGCCGCACGCATATCAACCAGAACATAGGCACACCCCCTGTAAACCGGAGAGACTGCCTTATGGCTCAGGATTACCACCACGGGGTGCGCGTTGTTGAAGTCAACGAGGGCACCCGATCCATAACCACGGTGAGCACAGCCATCGTGGGCATGGTCTGCACCGGCGATGATGCTGATGCGTCCATGTTTCCCCTCAATAAGCCGGTCCTGCTGACCGATGTGCTGACCGCCAGCGGTAAAGCGGGAGAGTCAGGTACGCTGGCCCGTTCGCTGGATGCGATAGCAGACCAGGCAAAACCTGTGACTGTCGTCGTGCGCGTGGCGCAGGGCGAAACCGAAGCGGAAACCACCTCCAATATCATCGGTGGTGTGACCGCTGACGGTAAAAAAACGGGCATGAAAGCGCTGCTGTCGGCGCAGTCTCAGTTGGGCGTGAAACCGCGCATCCTTGGTGTGCCGGGACATGATACGCAGGCCGTTGCTACGGAGCTGCTGAGTGTGGCGCAGAGCCTGCGTGGGTTTGCCTACCTGTCCGCCTACGGCTGCAAAACGGTAGCAGAAGCCATTGCCTACCGCGACAATTTCAGCCAGCGCGAGGGGATGCTGATCTGGCCTGACTTTATCAACTTTGACACTGTGCTGAATGCAGATGCGACGGCATACGCCTCCGCACGTGCGCTTGGTCTGCGTGCCAAAATCGACGAGCAGACCGGCTGGCACAAAACCCTGTCCAACGTGGGAGTGAACGGCGTCACCGGCATTTCCGCTGATGTGTTCTGGGATCTGCAGGACCCGGCAACCGATGCGGGGCTGCTGAACCAGAATGACGTCACGACGCTTATCCGCAAAGACGGCTTCCGCTTCTGGGGTTCCCGCTGCCTCAGTGACGATCCGCTGTTTGCTTTTGAGAACTACACCCGCACGGCGCAGGTGCTGGCTGACACCATCGCAGAAGCGCACATGTGGGCGGTGGATGGCGTGCTTAACCCGTCGCTGGCCCGTGACATTATCGAAGGTATCCGCGCCAAGCTGCGCAGCCTGAAAACGCAGGGCTACATCATCGGCGCAGACTGCTGGCTGGATGAGTCAGTGAACGATAAAGACTCCCTGAAAGCCGGGAAGCTCACCATCGACTACGACTACACGCCGGTGCCGCCGCTTGAAAACCTGATGCTGCGCCAGCGCATCACCGATCAGTACCTGCTGGATTTCTCCAGTCAGGTCAGCGCGTAAGGGGACACCATGGCTTTACCACGTAAGTTAAAACACCTGAATCTGTTCAACGACGGGAACAACTGGCAGGGGATCGTTGAGTCTCTGACCCTGCCGAAATTCACACGCAAGTTTGAGAAGTATCGCGGCGGCGGTATGCCGGGCGCGGTGGACGTGGACATGGGACTGGATGACGGCGCACTGGACACGGAATTTTCAATCGGCGGCACCGAACTGCTGTTATTCAAGCAGATGGGCAAGGCCACCGTTGGCGGCATCCAGCTGCGTTTCACCGGTTCCATTCAGCGTGACGATACCGGCGAAGTGCAGGCCATTGAGCTGGTTGTGCGCGGGCGTCATAAAGAAGTGGATTCCGGCGAGTGGAAAACCGGCGAGAGCAGCACCACCAAAGTCAGCAGCACCAACAGCTACGCGAAGCTGACCATTAACGGCGAAGTGCTCTATGAGGTTGATCTGGTCAACATGATTGAAATCGTTGACGGCGTGGACCTGATGGAAGCACACCGTAACGCCCTTGGCCTCTGATTTAACTTAACGGCGCGGTGATCCGCGCCAGTATCTGATTAACAGGAAACGAACATGAGCGACAAGCTGACTGAAAAAACCGTACAACTGGATACGCCAATCATGCGCGGTAAAACCCAAATCACCGAAATTGTGCTGCGTAAGCCGCAGTCCGGTGCGCTGCGCGGCACTCGCCTGCAGGCCATTATGGATATGGACGTGGGGGCCATGATGACAGTGATCCCGCGTATTTCCACCCCAACGCTGACCGCACAGGAAATGGCTGAACTGGACCCCGCCGATCTCACCGCGCTGTCGGTAGAGGTGGTAACTTTTTTGTTGAAGAAGTCGGTGCTTGCCGGTTTACCGACAGCCTGACGATTGATGACCTTGTGGCGGATATCGCCACCATTTTTCACTGGTCGCCGTCCATCACTGACGTTATGCCGCTGACTGAGGTGCTGGAGTGGCGGCACAAAGCGATTCAGAGAAGCGGGGCCAGCGATGAGTGACAATAACCTGCGTCTGCAGGTGATTCTGAATGCGGTTGACAAGCTCACCCGCCCATTCCGAACCGCGCAGGCCAGCTCTAAGGAGCTGGCAGCCGCAATCCAACAAAGCCGTGCCAGCCTTAAAGCGCTTGATTCACAGGCCGCCCGTATCGACGGATTCCGCAAGGTCCGCACCCAGCTTGAGGGAGCAAAAAACGATCTTACAGCTGCGCGTCAGAAAGTGTCTGAACTGGCGAATGCGTTTGCTGCAGCCAGCAATCCCACGAAAAAACAGGCGAAGGAGCTGGAGCAGGCAAAACGTCGGGCCAGCCAGCTAAAAGATACCTTCGACGGGCTGCGGCAGTCAGCCCAGCGGCAACGCGAAGAATTAAGTGCTGCAGGTATCAACACTAAAAACCTGAGTTCCGCCCAGCGCGTGCTGCGGCAGAATGCCGATGAAACCAGGCAGGCGCTAGACCGCCAGCAGAAATCCCTCAAACGCCTGGGTGAACAGCAGGCGCGGATCAATGCTGTCCGTGAGCAGTATTCCCGCCGTCTTGAGGTCCGTGATCGCATTGCGGGTGCCGGGGCGACTACGGCAGCCGCCGGTGCTGCGATGGGAGCGCCGGTTGTGGCTGCGGTCAGGAGTTACGCCAGCATGGAAGATGCCATGAAAGGTGTGGCGAAACAGGTTAACGGACTGCGTGACGACAACGGCAACCGCACAAAGCAATTTTATGAAATGCAGGACGCCATCAAAGCTGCCAGTGAGCAGCTGCCGATGGAGAACGGCGCGATTGACTACGCGGCATTGGTTGAGGGTGGCGCCCGCATGGGCGTGACCAATCAGGATGATCCCTTTGAGGACCAGAAGCGCGATTTACTGGCCTTTGCCTCAACTGCAGCGAAAGCAGCAACCGCTTTTGAACTGCCTGCAGATGAACTGGCGGAAGGGTTAGGGAAAATTGCGCAGCTGTATAATGTATAAAGTACCGACGCGCAATATTGAGCAACTGGGCGATGCGCTGAACTACCTGGACGATAATGCCATGTCAAAGGGCGGGGATATTATCAACGTCCTGCAGCGCATGGGCGGCGTGGCTGACCGCCTCGACTTCCGCAAAGCGGCGGCGCTGGGTTCAACCTTCCTTTCTCTGGGCGCAGCGCCTGAAATTGCCGCCAGTGCTTCAAATGCCATGGTGCGTGAACTTTCCATTGCCACCATGCAAAGCAAACGCTTTTTTGAAGGTATGGACCTGCTGAAACTTAATCCAGAAGAGATTGAAAAGCAGATGACCACGGATGCCATGGGCACTATTCAGCGCGTACTGGAGAAGGTCAACAAGCTGCCGCAGGATAAGCGCCTGTCTGCAATGACGATGATTTTTGGCAAAGAGTTTGGCGATGATGCCGCAAAACTGGCAAACAACCTGCCGGAGCTGCAGCGCCAGCTGAAACTCACTGCAGGCAGCGATGCTAATGGCTCCATGCAGAAAGAATCCGACATCAACAAGGATTCATTGTCTGCGCAGTGGTTGCTGGTTAAGACGGGCGCGCAAAACGCTTTCAGTAGCCTGGGGGAAACGCTGCGCCAGCCGCTGATGGATATCATGAGCATGGTTAAAGGCGTGACCAGGGCGCTGCGGCGCTGGGTTGAGCAGAATCCCGTGCTGGCTGGCACGCTGATGAAAGTGGCTGCGGCGACGGCGGCGATCACTGTCGGGCTGGGTACGCTGGCGGTGGCGGTGGCTGCAGTGCTGGGGCCGATTGCGGTGATCCGGTTCGCGCTGTCGATGCTGGCGGTTAAGGCGTTACCGTCCACCGCTGCTGCAGCGACCCGCACGGGCGGAGTGCTGCGTTTACTGGTTTCCGGCCCGCTGGCAGTGCTGCGCGTGGCGCTGTTTTCTGTGGGTAGTCTGCTTGGCGCGCTGTTGAGTCCGATCGGTCTGGTGGTGGCTGCGCTGGCTGGGGTGGCGATAGTGGTCTGGAAATACTGGCAGCCTATCAGCGCCTTTCTGGGTGGCGTGGTGGAAGGGTTCAAAGCGGCGGCAGCGCCTATCCTGTCAGCCTTCACTACGCTAATGCCTATTTTTCAGTGGGTAGGAGATAAGGTCCGGGAGTTGTGGGGCTGGTTTACTGACTTGCTGACGCCAGTTAAATCGACGGCGGCAGAGCTGCAGAGTGCGGCATCAATGGGGCGTTTGTTCGGGGAAATGGTGGCGGAAGGGCTGAACATGGCGCTGCATCCGCTGGAATCTCTGAAATCCGGTGTGATCTGGTTGCTGGATAAACTTGGTCTGGTTAACAAAGAGGCCGCCAGCGCCAGGCTGCCAAATCAGACGCCTGCCACAGTGGGCGGTAACGGCAGCGTGATATTGCCGCCAGGCGGGTTCCCGGCTTATGCGGGGATGTATGACACCGGCGGTAATATCCCGCGCGGGCAGTTTGGCATTGTGGGGGAGAACGGCCCGGAGATTATCAACGGCCCGGTAAACGTAACCAGCAGGCGACGCACAGCGGCGCTGGCCTCGGTGGTTGCCGGGATGATGGGGGTGGCTGCGGCGCCGGTCGATGCGGCACCGCTTCATCCGTTTAGCCTGCCGGTAAAAGCAGGCGCCGCAATGATGGGCCAGAGCGCCAGCGTACAGCCGGTTATCCGTGTGGACGCCCCCACGCAGATTATTATCCAGGCGCAGCCAGGACAGAATGCGCAGGACATTGCGCGAGAGGTGGCGCGACAGCTCGATGAGCGTGACCGCCGGATCAGGGCGAAGGCCCGGAGTAACTACAGCGATCAGGGGGGCTATGACTCATGATGATGGTGCTGGGATTATTTGTTTTCGAGCTGCGCACGGTCCCTTATCAGGAACTGCAGTATCAGCGCAGCTGGCGCCATGCGACAAACAGCCGCGTAAATCGCCGCGCCACCACGCAATTTCTGGGGCCGGATAATGACACGCTGACGCTATCCGGGGTGCTGTTGCCGGAAATTACCGGCGGCAGGCTGTCCATGCTGGCGCTGGAACAGATGGCGGAGCTGGGCAAGGCGTGGCCCCTGATCGAGGGCAGCGGCACGATTTATGGCATGTATGTGATCGAGGGGCTGAACCAGACGAAAGCAGAGTTTTTCCGGGACGGGATGCCGCGCCGCATTGAGTTCTCATTGTCACTGAAAAGGGTGGATGAGTCGCTGGCGGATATGTTCGGCAGCCTGAGTGACCAGCTCAGCAACCTGCAGGACTCTGCTGCCTCTGCGATTGAGGGGATTAAAAACACGGCTGGAGGATTGCTGCAGTGAACTTTAATTCTGATCTCCTGAATCTGAACAGCAAAAGCCCGGCTTTCAGTATCGTCATTGAAGGTAAGGACGTGACGACCGTGCTGGATACCCGCCTGATGAGTCTGACGCTGACGGATAACCGGGGCTTTGAAGCGGATCAGCTTGATCTGGAGCTGGACGACGCCGACGGTCTGATTGCTCTGCCGCGACGTGGGGCAGTGATTCAGCTGGCGCTGGGCTGGAAAGGCCAGCCGCTTTTCCCTAAAGGGGCTTTTACCGTGGATGAAATTGAACACAGCGGTGCCCCTGACCGATTGACCATCCGGGCGCGTAGCGCAGATTTCCGTGAAACCCTCAATACACGGCGCGAAAAATCATGGCATCAGACAACGGTGGGGGAGGTGGTAAAGGAAATCGCCGCCCGGCATAACCTCAAAATGGCGCTGGGTAAAGACCTGACGGATAAGGCGCTGGATCATCTGGACCAGACCAATGAAAGCGATGCAAGTTTTCTGATGAAACTGGCGAGACAGTATGGGGCGATTGCTTCCGTTAAGGATGCGAATCTGCTGTTTATCCGGCAGGGACAGGGAAGAACGGCGAGCGGCAAGCCGCTGCCTGTTATCACCATCACGCGCAAAGCCGGTGACGGTCATCGGTTCACCCTTGCTGATCGTGGTGCCTATACCGGCGTTATTGCCAGCTGGTTGCATACGCGTGAACCTAGGAAAAAAGAGACAACCAGTGTTAAGCGTCGTCGAAAGAAAACCACCACACCCAAAGAGCCGGAAGCAAAACAGGGCGATTATCTGGTGGGAACGGATGAAAACGTGCTGGTTCTTAATCGTACCTACGCCAACCGGAGCAATGCAGAGCGCGCAGCGAAAATGCAGTGGGAACGTCTGCAGCGTGGGGTTGCTTCATTTTCCCTGCAGCTCGCTGAGGGGCGGGCTGATCTCTATACGGAAATGCCGGTGAAGGTGACGGGGTTTAAGCAGCCGATCGATGACGCAGAATGGACCATTACCACCCTGACGCATTCTGTCAGCGCAGATAACGGCTTTACGACCAGCATGGAGCTTGAAGTAAAAATAGATGAGTTCGCAATCGAATGATTAGTTCCAAATTGCGAACAATGATGTATCATTATTGCGAACTGGTTAATAATGAGGGCTGATTATTATGATGAATTGTCCTATGTGCGGGCAGGCTGCACATACCCGAAGCAGCTTCCAGGTTTCCAATGAAACCAAAGAACGCTACAACCAGTGCACTAACATCGAATGTGGGCATACCTTCGTAACGCATGAAACGTTTGTTCGTTCAGTGTGCCGACCACAAAAAATCAGCTCTGCGCCACCTCATCCGCAAGGGATGCAGGAACAATTAGCTTACTGATACTGACCCGCCGCTGGCGGGTTTTTTACGTCTGGTGCCGCCATTACAAAAGCGCTGTCGCCACTTTGTCGCCACAGATGAAGACGTAGCTATCTAAGTAGTTGATTAGAAGGGAGGCGAATTTCAGGCAACAAAAAACCCATCAACCTTGAACCAAAACGGCGGGGTTGATGGGCTCCACAAATTGGGGACATCAAAGAAAAGCAGTGGCAATAGTTATGACTGACGCCTTTAAGAAAAGTTCTGCTTACCTGCAAAAATTTTCATTAAAAGCAAAAAAACAGTTCTAACCGATGCCAGGCCAGATGATGACGATGAGTGTCCCCGCCAGCGTCAACAGAACGTTAGCAATCGCGTATGTGCCCGCATAGCCTAAAGCAGGAATGTTGCTGCGCGCGGTATCACTGATGATTTCCATTGCTGGCGCACAGGTACGCGCCCCCATCATCGCCCCGAACAGCAGGGCCCGGTTCATGCGCAATACATAAGCCCCAAACAAGAAACAGATGATTACTGGAACCAGGCTGACAATCAGACCCGAAATCAGCATTTGGCCACCCACTGCGCCGAGGCCATTACCAATGCCGCTACCTGCGCTTAAGCCGACACCAGCCATAAAGACCATCAGGCCAAACTCTTTGACCATGTTCAGCGCACCTTGAGGGATGTAGCCAAACGTTGGATGGTTAGCACGCAGGAATCCCAGCATAATTCCGGCGAAGAGCAATCCGGCTGCGTTGCCGATACCGAAGCTGAAGTTACTGAACTGGAAGGTGATCATCCCGATCATCAGGCCAATAATAAAGAATGCGCAGAAAGCCAGCAGATCGGTCACCTGGCTGTGAATTGAAATAAAGCCGATACGATCGGCAATGGTTTTCACACGGCGCGCATCGCCACTGACCTGTAATACATCGCCTTTATTAAGTACGACGTTGTCGTCAATGGGCATCTCGATCTGGCTGCGGATCACGCGGTTCAGGAAGCAGCCATGGTCGGTCAGCTTCAACTGAGCCAGACGACGACCTACGGCATTGTGGTTTTTCACCACAATCTCTTCAGTGACGATACGCATATCGAGCAGATCGCGATCGAACACCTCTTTACCGTTACGGAAGCTGGGGTCGAGGCGAGCATGTGCATCCGGGTAGCCCACTAAGGCAATTTCATCGCCCATTTGCAGCACTGCGTCACCGTCCGGGTTGGCCAGAATACCGTTGCGGCGGATACGTTCAATATAACAACCGGTCTGGCGGTAGATGCCCAGCTCGCGCAGATTTTTCCCGTCAGCCCATGCAACCAGTTCCGGGCCGACACGGTAGGCGCGGATCACCGGTAGATAAACCTTACGGTTGGCGTCAGTGTCGAGCCCACGCTCACGCGCGATTTGTTGGGCGCTGGTTTGCAGATCCTGATGCTGCAGTTTTGGCAGATAGCGCGCGCCAACAATCAGACTGACCAACCCAATTAAATAGGTGAGGGCGTAACCGAGGCTCAGGTTATCAAGGGCGGTGGATAGCTGTGTACCTTCCATCCCTGAATGGCGCAACGTATCGCCCGCGCCGACCAGAACGGGCGTAGACGTCATTGAACCAGCCAACATGCCTGCCGTCAGGCCGATATCCCAGCCAAATAGCTTACCCAGTCCCAGGGCGATCAGCAGTGCACTACCGACCATCACCAGTGCTAGCATCAGGTAATTTTTCCCATCCCGAAAAAAAATCGAAAAAAAGTTGGGACCGGCTTCCACCCCGACACAAAAAATAAACAGCATAAAGCCAAGATTTAATGCGTCAGTGTTAATACTAAAGTGCTGCTGACCTAATAATAGGGAGACCACTAAAACGCCAATGGAATTACCGAGTTGGACTGAACCCAGGCGTAATTTACCCAGACACAGGCCCAGAGCCAGGACCACAAATAATAACAGGATGTAATTCCCATTTAACAAATCTGCGACGTTTATATTCACGGAGGCTAACTTCTTGTTTACTAGTAAGCTATTGAAAGAAATGGCAATTTACGCTAATGTTTTTGCCAGAAATTAAGGGGCGACAGCATCGTACACAGCCCCAAATAATGCAGCACGACAATATATGCGGCTAGTTTAATCTCATTACGTATCAACGGCTATAAGAATCGTGTGGGTGTGTTTTTGGCATGGAATGCCGAGTAACTTTATCTGACTGGACGCCTACGGGCGAAAAGAGTGTTCGATAGAGAGGATGTCAGGAGGAACGATTGAAACATAAGCAAAGTTGGGCGGGTGCGATCTGCTGCTTTGTGCTCTTTATTGTAGTGTGTCTTTCATTGACGCTGAATATGAAAGGCGCATTTAGAGCGGCTGGGCATCCTGAGGTCGGGTTGTTGTTTTTTATTCTGCCTGGCGCTGTGGCAAGCTTTTTCTCCCACCGTCGCGAGGTGCTCAAACCCCTTCTTGGTGCAATACTGGCAGCGCCGTGCTGTTTGTTACTGATGCGGTTCGTTTTTATGCCGACGCGTTCGCTGTGGCAAGAGCTGGCATGGTTGTTCAGTGCAGTGTTTTGGTGTGCGCTTGGGGCATTGTGTTTTTTATTTATCAGTAGCTTATTCAACCAGCGTCAGCGGCGGAAAAAAAACTGATGACGCCCTCCTGCGGAGGGCGTAGAAACAGTTATCAGGCGAACAGATTCATATTCTCTTTTGCCCACGCTTCAAAATCCGTGCAGCCGCCGATGTGTTGTTGATCAACGAAAATCTGCGGAACGGTTTCAACTGGCTTACCTACCGTTTTTTCCAGATCTGCTTTAGTAATACCTTCGGCATGGATATCAATGTAGCGGAAGTTAAAATCGTCATGCTCATTGCTTAATTTTTCTGCTAATTCTTTTGCGCGCACGCAATACGGGCACCCTGGGCGACCAAAAATAACGGCAAACAT